CCGAGTGGTGGTCGAACCTCGTTATGCGTCGAGGCTAAGTCCCACATGTAGGCAACTGACTACCATGTCAGCGAAAGCATGTAAAGTACTAACGCGTACACGGAATAGCCAGGTGAAATCCCTGCCCGTTTCAGCCGGTTCTTGCAACATGAACGCAAACTCCCAGAACCATCCAACAGTTGGTAAAGTTCCGGGGCACTACAGTGCACTCTATGAGTACACCGAGGTGATGTTCGGTCCAGTGTCACGAGAGATCGCGAAGAAGTTTATCGATCGCTACCGCATCTCAGTCCAATCGCTTGGAAAGGTGACCGCTTGCACGAGGTACAAGAGCATATACCATATAGCTCAGTGTCTCGCGTTAGGCGTGCCACCTCCTCCAGTCGACCAAACTGGGGTGTGGATCGCAACCGACAAAGCTGGAATCCCGAAAGTTCTCAAGGGTTTCGTTCCGATTCTGACCCGCGGCTCACCTGAGCAAAAGAGATGTGTTCTAACACTACTATCTTGCTACAGGGAACTGCGGACAGAGCCGGTCCTAGACACCTCGAGTATCGAGGAACCAACTTCCTTCAGCGACCTCAATCGCCAGCATCGACGGCTCTTCAACTTCGCTACAAGAATACTTGCAGAGAGAGTCAAAGATGACTCGCCGGTTGATACAGCTCTGCACCTGTCATCCAAAAAGGGGCCAAACAAGGCCTGTATGGACGGACTGGTGGAAGACGCATCTGCCCTTCTCAACAGCCCAGCGCTGCTCAAGGGGATTAGGACCCTGTACTCACTGTTCGATGACAGCACGTGTCCGTCAGACATTGGCATTGGTTACACCCTTTTCAGGGCCATACCGACGCCTCCGACGACGAATCCGTTACTGCCTCGCTCAGCGAGACGGGGATCCCTCCTTGACGCAGCACTGGCTGTTGCTGCAGCCGACTCAAGCCTTACTGGTTGCTGCCATAGCCGTTTAACGGTGATAGCAGCGCCAGCGTGTAAGTCTCGTACTGTAGCTATCTGCGACTGGTTCTCGCAGGACGCGCTCAAACCACTCCACGAGTGGTCATTTCGCTGTCTGAGGAAGATTCGCCAGGATGGTACCTTCTCCCACAACAGAGTGGCCCAAAGGGCTAAACTGTTAACTGGGGTGGGCGCCAAAGCCTGGTGATTTGATCTATCAGCAGCTACTGACCGCTTTCCCGCTGAATTTCAGCGGAGAGTGGTGGGAGCCATCCTGGGAGACCCAATCGCAGACGCTTGGTACGAGGTTCTCACGAAGCGAGAGTTCAGCTACAGAGACAGAAGTGGTATCGTCTACAGAGCTGGACAACCGATGGGAGCATTAAGCTCCTGGCCGATCTTCGCCCTGTCACACCACGTGGTAGTACAAATGGCTGCCAAGAAAGCCCGACCTAGTCGGACAGACTGGTTTGCCAAGTACATCATGATTGGTGATGACATTGCGATTTTCGACCCGCGAGTCGCAGAGGCCTACAGGGAAATTCTCGAGTACCTATGAACTCCGATCAACGAAGCAAAATCTTTGACGCCAGTGAGCAAGGAAGCTCCAAATGTCGCAGAGATCGCCAAGCGGATCTTTGTCCAGGGTACCGAGATCTCTCCAATCCCGCCTGACATTGTCACACAAGCACGAGCAGATGTTTCTATCTACCCTATGCTCGTCAGACTAAGTCAGGAGCGGGACGTAGCCAAAGCGCACGAACGAGGTCCCGTGCTGGATCTTGCCGCCAAGTGGTACCGTCCACAAGACGTCAAGCGTTTAGAGATTGCTCTTCTCGACCCACGCGATTCTAGGGCACTCCTTAAAGGAGTTTGCCCGTCAGAGAATCCGTGGACCGGGTTAGCTCTCGCAGACGTGGAAACAGAAATGGACTTCGTGCTGCTTAAGCAGGTAGGAGACAAAGCTCTGAATCTTTCTAAGCGGTTGAGAACTGATAAACAGTTCTCCAACAGTTGGTTTGACCACCTAGAGAGATCCGGGGCTGGCCCAGCCGCCGATGCAACCATCGAGTCACCCGGCAACAGTATCAGTGCGCGCGAACACTTTGCTTCCATCGCGCCGAAGACGCTACTTGCCTCTCGACTCCTCCAAATTGCTCGGTCTGGAATTGGTTTCCACGACTCGAACTCAATGAACTTCGCACTAGACCTCGAACAGCTGTCCTTTGCACTCGATTCGCTCGATGCCTACGTTAAACGCAGGCAGGCGCATCAGAGACAGAAGACAGTTGCACGAAACCTAGTGAAGGTTCACGAATTCCTTAAAGAGCTGGAAGAGGACGAAGACTTTGACGTCGACGACTTCTAACGGTCGCTTGTGGCACACACAC